GCGCGTAGGGCTGCGAGCGGCTCAGGCTCCTCCATGAGTACGTCGCTTAGGCCAAGGACGCGCCCAATGATGAGCGTTCCTCAAAGCGCAGATCTTTTTGATTTTCCTTTAACAATGTTTCAAAATGCAGAAATTCAAAGAAGATCTCCTGACGTTTTAGGGCCAGATCAGGGGTTGGATTTTTTCAATACAATGATGCAGACAATTCCAGAGGATCAGCTTAGTACTTTTTCTGATCAAATGTATAGGGACTATTTACTTAGAGGGGGGACTTTAGAATTTCCAGAGTACATTTTAAGCGGTGAAGACTAAAAATGCCGACTAAGAAACGCAAAAAGGGTCCAAGCCTATCCGTTGGTCGAGGTGAAAAGCTTTCGGTCAAACGTGGAGGCGGTTTAACCGCTAAGGGGCGGGCTAAGTACAATCGGGCAACTGGGTCAAATCTCAAGGCTCCTGCGCCAAGCCCTAAGACTAAAAAAGAGAAAGCTCGAAAGAAATCTTTTTGCGCTCGAAGCCGTGGTTGGACGGGCGAAAGAGGTAAAGCTGCTAGAAGAAGGTGGAAGTGCTAAATGAATATTCTTGATTACGTTATGGCAAATCCAAATACGAACATTGCACGTCAATACGGGGTGGAGCCTGTTAACGTAAATACGGACATGACTTTCAGAGATCTGGGATTGCTAGGCTTATCAATGACGCCTGTTGTTGGCGATGCTATGGCAGCTAAGGAAGCTTACGACGAGCTATCAAAAGCAGATCCTAATTACCTAGCCGGCGGTTTGCTAGCGGGCGCAGCACTTGCCGGCGCTATCCCGCTTGTCGGAGATGTCGCCGCTCAGCCGCTCAGGGCTGCGGGGCGTAAAGTTGTCGAAAGATTATCTCAGCGTGGCGAGATGCCAACGGTTTATAGCAATCCGATTTTAGCTAGAAAACCTAAGCCTCCGACAAAGGAGGATAGCCCTATGGTTGCTCACCACAATATAAATTTAAGGGGATTAGAGCTTTCAAGTCAATCAGGCGGGACTCCTATGCCCTCCATAGCAATATCTAATGCAAAATTTCCTATGGAAGATTTTGGAGATATAAGCTTACTTCTTAATCCTTCTAAAGTTTCGCCTAGTTCTGGTTTTCCAGTTTATAAGGCTGACGCTTACACGGGAAGGCAACCAAGAGCTTTTAAAAGTTTTGCTAATGAAACAGAATCTAGAAAAAAATTAAGAGAAGATCCTACGTTTGGTCACATGGGTTCTTCTTGGCTAGATAGCACCAGTGATTTTGAAGATGCGAATTATATGATGAAGGTTGCTCAATACGGCCAAAAAAATAAATTGTCCAATCCAAAAGATTTTGACAGTATGAGAGATTACGTCAGTTCGGTTGAAGTAAAGATGGGAATGGATAGATACGATGGAGACACCTTTAAAAACATAAAAGGTTTAGAAGAGTATGGGTCTGTTAATTATATGATAGACCCAGAGGAATTATTTACTCCTGCGGGTCTTAGAAGAGACCCAAAGCGTTATACTTCCGAAGAAGCTTTAAAAAGAATGAAAAAGAAAAAATCTTATAAAGCGGGTTTTGAAAGCGTTGATAGATTTGGCGGAGGAGAGGCTAGGGCTTTATTGTCTTCTCCATTTAAAAGTAAAAAAGAAATAGAAAAAAGCAGAGGGTTATTAATAGAGGACGCTAATGAGTTAGCTGATGTTAAGGGGACATTTAGCTCAAAAGTGCAAGACGGATTAGAAGATTTACATGAAGAGTTCTTAAAGCTAAATCCATATGATGGAATAAACACCTTTAGACAAACAGAGGCTTATATATCAGATCTTGCAAGAGGGACTGATACTTCGTGGTCAGGTGCTACTCCTAAAATGAAAGAAAAAGCTTTAAAAATATTAGAAGATTTAAGAAAAGAAGTTGTTGATATGCCTACTCACTATTTCGAGGCAAAGCCAAAATCTATTTTAGAAATAAAAGATTTTGATGCAGCCGTTGTTCCCGAAGGAATGGAAAATGCGGTAGATCTTTTGGTAAAAGCGGGAATACCTAGAGAAAAGATAAAAACATATGTAAACGATATGAAGGGTAAAACCCGTAAAGATATGATACAAAAGTTTAAAGAATTAATGTTTGTAGCTCCATTTGGGGGGCTACTTGGCGCAAATATGATGCTTCCAAATCAAGAGGATCGTTAGGAATGGAAAACGAAATAAACGAATTAGCGAATAGCTTAGAAGCAGAAACAGATCCTAACGTGATGAGCGAAGAGGAGCTTCAGGGCATTGTCGGTAAGGAGATCGAAGACGCGATTGATTACGCCGACAACACTGTCTCACCTATCAGGGCGTCGGCAACCGAGTATTATCGGGGCGAGCCATTTGGTAATGAGGAGGACGGGCGCAGCCAAGTTGTAAGTATGGATGTGCGGGATACCGTTCAGGCGATTATGCCATCCTTAATGCGTATTTTTAACTCTACTGAGAATACCGTGGAATATGCGCCACACGGGCCAGAAGATGTGGCTAACGCGAAGCAAGCTACCGAGTTCGCCAATTTTATTATTAACAGAGATAACAATGGTTTCCTCGAAATGCACGCCGCTTTTAAAGATGCGTTAATTCGCAAAGTCGGCGTTTTGAAATGTTATTGGGACGACCAGACGCGTTACGAAACAATCGACTTTACTGGCCTCGACGATAACGCCCTAGCTGCTCTTATGGCAGATCCAGACGCTGAGATAGAGATCGTCGCGTCTGAGGCTATGGGTGAGCCTGATGTAGACCCAATGTCTGGAGAGATTATTCCTGCCCCTATGTCTCACGCGGTTCGCGTTACCTACACGCACCCAGACGGACGCGTAAAATTAGAGGCCGTACCGCCAGAAGAGTTTATCATTTCTCGTGAAGCAAAATCTATTGAGACGGCTGATTATTGCGCCCACCGTAGGCTAGTTACTGTGTCTGAGCTTGTGGCGATGGGTTACGACTTCGACGTCGTGTCAAAGATGTCATCAGCCCATGAGGATATGCTGACTAATGTGGAGCGCCACACGCGCAACCCGCACCTTCAAAACGAAATGAACGAGCGCGACGATCCCGCTATGAAAAAAGTTATGTATATAGAAAATTACATAATGGTCGATTACGACGGAGACGGGATAGCTGAGCTTAGAAAAATATGTACCGGCGGCGACGGCAATGAGATTTTAATGAACGAGCCTTGTCATATGGCTCCATTTGCGTCTTTTTGCCCAGATCCAGAAGCCCACGATTTTTACGGCATGAGCGTGGCCGATACGGTTGCAGACATACAGCGTATTAAGTCAAGCATACTTAGGAACACTCTCGACAGCTTATCTATGTCTATTCACCCAAGAATAGCTATCACGGAAGGTATGGTTAATTTAGATGACGCCATGTCAACTGAGGTGGGGTCTGTCATACGTCAGAGATCAAATAATTCGATACAACAGCTTGTCCTACCTTTCGTTGGTAAGGAGGCTTTCCCAGTGTTGCAGTATATGGATCAGTTAAAAGAAGCTCGAACGGGCATCTCAAAAGCCTCTGCGGGGCTTGACGCCCAGGCGTTGCAGTCTACAACCGCGTCAGCCGTTGCGGCTACTGTTAGCGCCGCTCAGCAACACATAGAACTTATCGCACGCATATTTGCCGAGACAGGCATGAAGCGCCTTTATAAAATTGTTTTACATCTAATTACCACGCACCAAGATCGGCCTCGCATGGTTAGATTGACAAATGACTTTGTCGAAATAGATCCCCGCGTATGGAACGCAAACATGGATGTATCTATAAAAGTCGCTCTTGGGCGTGGTACGGACACCGAGCGTATGATGATGCTCAGGCAGATTGGCGAAATGCAGAAAGACGCCATGCAGACTATGGGCGCGATTAATCCTCTTACAGATATGGGTAAGCTTTCAAACACGCTCAAGGCTATGACCGAGTTAGCCGGATTTAAAGATACTTCTCAATTCTGGGGAGATCCAACGCAGTTTCAGCCTCCGCCTAAAGAAGATAAGCCAAACATTAACGAACAACTTATTTCGGTTCAGATACAACAGATCCAAGCTGACATTCAGAAGAAAGCCGCAGAGCTTGAGCTTGAGCGCGAAAAAATGATGATGGACGACGACCGCAAGCGTGATGAGCTTGATGCTGATCTATTTGTAAAAGCCGAAGAAATGAAAGCTAAGTATGGAACTCAGCTAAATGTTGAGCAGATACGGGCAGACCTAGCAATTAATAGAGAAGTTTTAAAAGGTCAGGTCGGAATAATAAATGAGGGATAAATGGGAAAATCAAGGCAGGAGATTATCGACGACGGAAATCAAGCTGAAAGACTTTTAAAAGATAGTGATTTAGGTAGATTTCTTGACGAGATGAAAGAGAATTGTTGGGTTGAGTTTGAGACAACTGAACTCAGCGATAAGGAGGGGCGAGAAGCTATTTATTTAAAACTTAAAGGTGTCGAATATGTTCGACAATCTTTAAAAATAATGGTGGATAATTCGTCTATTGAAAAAATAGTTAAGTAAGGACATAATAGGAGATAACAATGTCAGAAAACAACACCCCAAATGGGATTGATCTAGGCACTGCACAAAATGCCATAATGGACATGATTGCACCCAAAGAGGATACTGCAAGTGAGCCAGAGGCGCTTGAGGCTGAAGCTGAAGAGGTAATCGAAGCAGAAGCCGAAATGCCAGAAGAGGAAGCGACTGATGAGGAAGTGGATACAGACGGCGAACTCGAAGCTACGGAAGAAGCTGAAGAGCTTGAAGACGAATCTATCGACATACTTGCACAGACTGTGGAAGTAGAAGGAGAAGAGATTACGGTCGAAGAGCTAAAACGTGGAAATTTAAGGCAGAGAGATTATACTCGCAAGACGCAAGAACTGGCCGAAGTTCGAAAAGATATAGAGGCTCAATTTGCTGAAGTAACGCGAGAGCGGCAACAATACGCTCAACTTCTACCCGCATTGTCGGAGAGGCTTGAGCAACAGGTGGTTGATGAGCCTGATTGGGACACGCTGTATGATGCAGACCCCAACATGGCAAGAAAGGCTGAACGGCAATTCCGAAAGCAAAAGGAAGAGCGCGAAGCTCAACAGCAAGCAATCCGAATGGAGAGAGAACGTATACAAGCCTTAGAAACAGAAAATCAGCAAAAAATGAAAGCTGACTTTACTGCGAGGCAACGTGATATGCTCCCAGAAATTATTCCTGAGTGGCGGGACACGAAAGTCGCCCAGAAGGAAGCAACGGATCTGAGAAGCTTTTTATTAAAAGAGGGTTTTCTCGAAGCTGATATTAATGAGTTGAGGCACGCCGGTTTAGTTAAAATAGCTCGCATGGCTATGATGTTTGACAAAGGTAAGTCTAAGGCTGTTCAGGCAAAAGCAAAGCCTAAGTCTAAAGCTAAAACCATGAAGACAGGCACGCGAGGAACACAACCGCGACCCAAAGCTGCTAATGAACAAGCGTTAAAACGCGCACGACAAACTGGCCGCGTGCAAGATGCAGCGGCTGCAATTAATTCATTAATAGGAGGCTAACATGGCCATTGTAGCAAACACATTTACGTCATTTGACGCAAAAGGCATTAGAGAAGAATTATCTAATGTAATCAATAACATAAGCCCAGAAGATGTCCCATTTCAAAGTAACGTTGGGTCAAAAAATGTATCCAATACTTATTTTGAGTGGATGACCGATGCATTAGCGGCTGTAGACAAAACAGCTAGAATTGATGGGGATGACGTAGCGTCATTTGACTCAACTGCGGCGACCACAAGAGTTGGTAACTACACACAGATCTTACGCAGAACTGTAATCGTAGCTGACAACCTTGAGTCTCAAGACTTAGCCGCAAGAAATTCTGAAATGGCCATGCAAATGGCAAAACGCGGCAAGGAATTAAAAAGAGACCTAGAAGCGGTTTTAACCGATTCTAACGCCGCCGTTGCCGGAAATTCTAGCACTGCGCGTGAGACTGCGGGCTTAGGTGCATGGATTGCAACTAACGATGTTTTCGCAACTGGCGGAGCGGTAGATGGCGCGTCGCCAACTGGCGACGGGTCTGATACTCGTACAGACGGAACTCAGGTTGCGTTTACTGAAGCAATGTTGAAGACATCAATGCAAAATGCTTACACTTCTGGCGGTAACCCAAGTATATTAATGGTTGGCCCTTACAATAAAACTGTGGTGTCAGGATTTGCGGGTATTGCGGCACAGCGATATATGGCTCCAAGCGATTCACCGACAACAATTATCGGTGCGGCTGACGTATATATGTCAGATTTTGGGACACTTTCTGTAGTTGCGAATCGTTTTCAAAGAGAAAGAGACGCATTTTGCTTAGACCCAGAATACGCCTCTGTGGCATATCTACGTCCAATCCAAAACGTAGAGCTAAGTAAAACTGGCGACGCTTCTAAATCCATGCTTATCTGCGAGGCAGGATTAGAGGTAGGTTCAGAAGCGGCTCACGCGGGTGTGTTTGACCTAACTGCATCATAATAAAGTTGGGGCGGCTTCGGTCGCCCCCTCTTACTTGGAGGAAATTATGCAGAAAAGAATTTTTGATAGAGATCCGCAAATGGGAATAACGCGGTACTGGCACGTCAAGGATGACGGGGAGTATGTAATTGAAACCGTTCAGGATGTGTCTGCAATCGCCAAAGCCAACAAGCGTGCGTACAACGGGACGGATAAAAATTGGAAAGATGTTAATAAGGTAGCCTCAATACCTGTTAATGTGTATTATGAGCTAAAGCGCCAAGGGATCGCAGACGACCCCAAGGCATTACGCAAGTGGCTGAATGATTCAGATAATCAAGTATTTAGAACAAGGCAGGGAAGACTGTGAGTATTTCAAATTTCTCTGAGCTAAAAAGTTCAGTAGCTGATTTTTTAAATCGTGACGACTTAACTTCAGTGATACCGACATTTATCAAGTTGGCGGAAGCCGACATGAATAGAAAACTTAGGCACTGGAGAATGGAGAAGCGTGCAACTGCAAATCTCGACACTCAGTACACAGCGTTTCCAAACGACTTTATCGAGGGTATACGCCTTATGATAACTGGAGCCACGGAATACCGATTAGAGCTTATAAGCCTTAGCGAGCTTATGGACAAACGCGCAGCCGACAACACAGCGGGAACTCCAAAGTTTTACGCACTTGTTGACGGCTCCTTCGAGGTGTATCCGACGCCGGATCAGACATACACTTTGGAGATGCTTTACTATGAGCGCATAGACGCCCTAAGCGATAGCAATACTGCAAACTGGGTTTTGACATATAACCCAGATGCGTATCTTTACGGAGCCTTGACACACAGCGCCCCTTACTTGGGAGAGGACGCAAGATCGCAAGTGTGGGCGCAGTTGTATCAAAACGCGATAAGTGGTACAAATATGGAAGATCAACAGGCCAAGTCTAGCGGATCGGGCCATCGAATGAGAGTTAGGAGTTTTGGATAATGGCAAGTATAGCAGACAGAATTTTAGACAACGGTTTAACGGTTTTGGACACGGAAGCAAATCGTGTGGATATTACTAGCGCAGAAAGCACAACATTTGCAGAGGCAACATCTTCGCAAACGCTTGGTAACAAAACAAGTATTAGTATTTCTGCCCCTGCGGATCGCACAGGCGGTGGGCGTAAAGTAACT